AAAACTTTATCAATCTGAACCGATTAGACAATATGCTTATAGTGAAAGTAATGAAGCAAAATTACAACTAGGAAACTTTTGGGTAAACTACCAAAACAAACACGAGTTTAATCCATATCATCATCACGGTGGGGTCTATTCCTTTGTAGTGTGGATGAAAATTCCTACTCACTGGAAAGATCAACACAAACTTGAGTTTTTAAATGGAGTAAAAGAAGACGACAAGAAGGCAGGAAACTTTGAGTTTGAGTACCTTGATATTCTTGGAAATATTCGCAACTTTGGGTACAGAATGGAACCAGACCTTGAAGGAACTATGCTATTCTTCCCAGCATCTCTGAGACATACGGTATATCCCTTCTATGATTGCGACGAACAACGAATTTCGATCTCTGGAAATCTAGTTGTAACTGTGTGAGTAAATAGTAGTATGATGCATTGAAAATGTGAATACTACAGATCTAGTCATCTCTAAATCAAACGAAGTCTTTCTCAAGATCTCTACAGAACCACACATCGAATATGAGTTAAGAGACCACTTTAAGTTTGAGGTCCCTAATGCTAAGTTTATGCCACAGTATCGTGGTAGGAATTGGAATGGAGAGATTCATCTATTTGATATGAGATCAAAGCAGATCTATATTGGTCTGTTGGATAAGGTTGTAAGTTTTTGTAAGCAATACGGATATAGTTACAGTTTTCAGGACAATAAGTTCTACGGTCTTCCCTATGAAGAGAATGAACACATCTCTGAGGAAGGTGTCAAGGATTACATGCACTCCATATGTGCCCATACTCCCAGGAAATACCAGATTGAGGGAGTATATGGTGCCCTAAAGCATAATAGAAAACTATTGATATCTCCCACTGCTTCTGGCAAATCGTTGATGATCTATTCTCTCGTAAGATATTATGTTGACAAAGGGCAAAAAATTCTCTTAGTTGTTCCGACGACATCTCTCGTAGAACAGATGTATAAAGATTTTCTTGATTATGGTTGGAATGCTGATTCATATTGCCACCGTATTTACTCAGGTAGGGAAAAGACTAATGATGCACCAGTTACAATCACGACGTGGCAATCAATCTATAAGTTAGATCGTTCTTTCTTTGAGGATTTCAATGTTGTGATTGGTGATGAGGCTCACTTGTTCAAAAGTAAGTCTCTAATATCTATTATGACGAAGTTACACCATGCTAAGTATAGATTCGGGTTCACAGGAACTTTAGACGGCACACAGACGCATAAGTGGGTGTTAGAGGGACTGTTTGGACCGTCATACAAGGTTACCAGAACATCGGAGTTAATGCAACAGGGACATCTCTCAAAGTTAGATATTAACTGCCTAGTTTTGAAGCATACTCCACGTAAGTTTGAGACATACAATGATGAGATTGAATATTTGATTTCACATTCTCAAAGGAATAAGTTTATCACAAATCTGACGCTTGATCTTAAAGGAAATACTTTGGTTCTTTTCAGTAGAGTTGCTGCTCATGGAGAACCACTTTTTGAAATGATAAATAAATTCAAAGGCGGTGATCGTAAAGTATTTTTTGTTCACGGTGGCGTTGACACAGAGGATCGAGAACAAGTTCGGGAAATCACTGAAAGAGAATCAAACGCTATTATTGTCGCCTCTTACGGAACCTTTTCAACTGGCATTAACATCAAAAACTTACATAACGTTATTTTTGCATCTCCTAGTAAATCAAGAGTAAGAAACTTACAATCAATCGGGAGAGTCCTCAGAAAAGGTAAAAACAAAACAAAAGCAATATTGTATGACATCGGTGACGACTGTACACACAACTCAAAAAAGAACTACACTCTTAACCATTTGATTGAAAGAATCAAAATCTACAATGAAGAAAATTTCAACTATGATATTGTTACGATAAACTTAAAAGACTAGGAGGTCTTTATGGGAATAGAAGACGATTTTTACGCAACTATCAAACTAGTATCAGGTGAAGAGATCTTTGCCAAAGTTGCTGCTTCTGAAGAAGAAGATCGCACTGTATTACTTCTTTCCAGTCCCATCACCATTGGTGAGATCAAAAATAGAATGGGAGTAGTCGGATATAAGGTAGAGCCTTGGTTGAAAACAACCAAGGATGACTTATTCGTCATCACTATGGATAAAGTTTTAACTATGTCTGAGACTGATGATATTGATATGATTATGATGTACCAAAGATTCTTGAAAGACTCTACAGGAGATTCAGATCCAGTTGCATCATCTAAACTCTCTAGAGAAATGGGTCTTTTGGGGAATATTGACGATACGAAGAAGAGACTAGAGAAACTCTTTAAGAGTAGTTAATAACTTAAAGCTTCTCTATCAACCCTAGCAAAGGTATTATAGTCATATTTGAGTACCCTTGTCAACTCTTGTCAGTTATTGAGAACATTGGTATAATATTGATATTATAAATCAGATATATTAATGATTACCTCCCCTACAACAATGCCACGCAGAAAAAGATCCGAACATTACGTCAATAACAAAGAATTTCTAGAAGCATTGGTTCTTCATAGGAAGAAGGTAGAAGAGAACTTTTATGCTCAGTTTGGTAGAGAACCTACCAAAGAAGACAGAGCAAAACGATGGGAAGGAAAACCACCCATCTCTAACTACCTTGGAGAGTGCTTCCTGAAGATTGCTACTCACCTGTCATTCAAACCAAACTTTGTGAACTACATGTTCAAAGATGATATGGTCTGTGATGGCATTGAGAACTGCGTGCTGTATGTCCATAACTTCGATCCTAGTAAGTCTTCCAACCCATTTGCTTACTTCACTCAGATTATTCACTACGCCTTCTTGAGACGCATTCAGAAGGAGAAGAAGCAACTGGAGATCAAGAACAAGATCCTTGAAAGGACTGGTTATGAAGAGGTGTTTGTAGACAACAATACCATTGACGGAAACAACTATTCCGACTACAATAGCATTAAAGATGCGATTCACTCTAAACTCCGTTATTGATGAAAGTTGCTATTATTACGGACCAGCATTTCGGGTGCCGTAAAAACTCAAAGTTGTTTCACGATTATTTCTTACAATTTTATAATGATGTATTTTTTCCCGCTTTAGAGCGGGAAAGTATTAAGACCGTCATCGATATGGGTGACACTTTTGATTCAAGAAAGGGTATTGATTTTGCTGCGCTTTCTTGGGCAAAGAAATACTACTATGACCGTCTTCAGCAGATGGGAGTTACAGTGATTACTGTGGTGGGTAATCATACGGCATATTACAAAAATACGAATGAAGTCAATGCAATTGATCTGTTGCTTCGTGAGTATGAAAATGTAGTAGTTGTCTCAAAACCAACGGAACTTAAAGTTGGAGACCTGAAAGTTTTATTCGTTCCTTGGATCAATCAAGAGAATGAAAAGGAAACGACCGAAATGATTCAAAGTACAAATAGTACTTGTGTTATGGGTCACCTTGAACTCAAAGGATTCAACGCAAATAAGTTCTGCGTTATGGAGCATGGATATGAAAGCAGACTGTTTGAAAAGTTTGATCTAGTTCTTTCTGGTCACTATCACACTCGTAGTCAAAAAGAGAACGTAAGGTATCTTGGAAACCCATACGAGATCTACTGGACTGATGTTGATGATGATAGGGGATTTCATTTCTTTGAATCCAAAACCTTAGAACTTACAACAGTGAACAATCCTTACAAGATGTTCCATAAGATCTTTTATGAAGACACCAACTACAAACTCTTTGATGCTAAAAAGTACGAAGGTAAGATTGTTAAGGTAATCGTTCGTAAAAAATCTGATAGCAAGATATTTGAAAAGTTTGTTGATAAACTGTACACTTCAAACATCGCTGAACTTAAGGTAGTTGAAAATACTGATTTCGGTGGATACTTTATGGGAGAGGAAACCGAATCCCTTGAGTCAGAAGACACCATGTCTATCCTTAATAGATATATACAAGACTCGGAAATCGACCTTGATAAATCTATTATTCAGGGAGTAATGCAAGAGATCTATCAGGAAGCTTGCGAAATGGTTTAAAAATGCTACATATTCTAACTATTGATGGACAAGAGGAAGAAGGAGCGTATTCTGTCGCAGACTCTCTAGGAGAAAAAATTCTCTATATCTGGGAAGAAGAAGACGATGCTGTTCGTTTTGCCATGATGTTAGAAGAAGATGGATATCCAGAAATGAACGTTCTCGAAGTAGAGGACGAAGTGTTACTGAAGACTTGCGAAATGCATGAGTATCAGTATACAATAATAACCAAGAATGACTTTGTGATCCCCCCGAACCAAGATAATGATTCTGTTCAAAAAGATTCGATTTAAAAACTTTTTATCTACAGGAAACCAGTTTACCGAGTTCAACCTTACTGAAAATACCACCACTCTGATTATTGGGACTAACGGTGCTGGTAAATCAACGGTTCTTGATGCACTAACGTTTGCTCTGTTTGGGAAACCCTTCCGCAAGATCAACAAACCTCAACTTCCAAATACAGTCAATGAAAAAGACTGTGTTGCGGAGGTTGAGTTTTCTATTGGAAGCATTGACTGGAAAGTCATTCGTGGAATCAAACCTAGTAAGTTTGAGATCTATCAGAATGGTAAACTTCTGGATCAAAGTGCTTCTGCTGTAGACCAGCAAAAGTGGTTGGAACAAGTAGTTCTGAAAATGAACTATAAGTCATTCACTCAAATTGTGATTCTTGGTAGCAGTAGTTTTGTTCCCTTCATGCAACTTACTGCTGCTAATCGTAGGGATGTGATTGAAGATCTTCTTGATATCAAGATCTTCTCTACGATGAACACGATTATCAAAGAAAAACTTCGTCAAGTCAAAGATGAAGTTAGAACTCTTGAACTGTCCAAAGAGTCAGTCACTGAAAAGATGACTATGCAGCAAGACTTCATTGAAGAACTTGAGAGTAGGGGAAATGCCAATATTAATAACAATAAAGAAAAGATTGCCAAGTTAGATAAAGAAGTTGGTGAATATCTGAATAACAATACTGAGTTGAAGAAGAAGACTGAAGAACTTCAGCAGGAAGTTGAAAAGGTTACTGGCGCTGGAGATAAGTTAGTAAAACTAAACAATCTTAAGGGTAAAATCTCTCAGAAAGTAACGACGATTACTAAAGAGCATAAGTTTTTTAACGAAAATACGGTATGCCCTACTTGTACTCAGAGTATTGAAGAAGAGTTTAGGGTAAATAGAATTACAGACGCTCAAAATAAAGCAAAGGAGCTCAAGAAAGGTTACCAAGACCTGGAGGAGACAATACAGTTTGAGCAAGAACGAGAGCGTCAATTCCTTGCCCTATCTCAGGAGATTACAAACTTAACGCATGGCATTTCTCAAAACAATACTCGGATTTCCCTCAACCAGAGACAAGTCCGAGATCTTGAACATGAAATTCAAACTATTACCGAGAACCTTGCAAACCGAAATTCTGAGCATGAGAAGCTAGCGGCGTTCAAGAAAAAACTGAATACTACCGAAACAGAACTAGAGTCTAAGAAAGACTCCTATCGTTATTACGATTTCTCATACGGACTACTTAAGGACGGTGGAGTTAAATCTCAAATCATTAAGAAGTATCTACCGCTGATAAATCAGCAAGTCAATCGTTTCTTACAAATGATGGACTTTTACATCAACTTCAGTCTTGATGAAGAGTTTAACGAAACTGTCCAGTCCCCCATTCACGAAGATTTTTCATACGCATCATTCAGCGAAGGAGAAAAGATGCGTATCGACCTTGCTCTCTTGTTCACTTGGAGAGAGGTTGCAAAATATAAGAACTCAGTAAATACAAATCTTTTGATCATGGACGAAGTTTTTGATTCGTCTCTGGATGGATTTGGCACGGATGATTTCTTGAAGATTATCCGATTTGTAATCAAAGATGCTAATATCTTTGTCATCTCTCACAAGGATGGACTGCAGGATAAGTTTGATAATGTTATCCGATTTGAAAAAGTTAAAGGATTTAGTAGGATGGTTTGACATGTCACAAAAAGTATTGATCACTGGACACAAAGGTTTTATTGGAAAGCACGTATTTGCAGATTGGCAAGAAACTCATGGTCAATGGGTAACTGGATTGGATCGTCCAGATGACGTTAAAGATTTTACTAGTGGAGAATATGACCTGGTGATTCACCTTGCTGCATATGCAGACATCCGTGATAGTCAAGAGAATCCAGAAAAGTATTACAATAATAATGTGCTCTCCACAAAACCTTTATTCGATTGGTGTAGGGATACTAACACAAGACTCTTGTACGCCTCTTCTAGCGCCGTAGAGGAGGGTTACTGGACCAATCCATATGCTATGACCAAATGGGTAAATGAACAGATGGCACCGCCTAATTCTGTTGGTATGAGATTTACCACTGTTTATGGTCCTGGTGGTCGTGGTAATATGATGTATGATTTGCTAAAGAACAAGAAAGCAAAGTATGTTACCAATCACAAACGCGATTGGATTCATGTAAGAGATGTATGTCGTGCCATTCGTTATCTTGCTGCTAGCGATATCACTGGACCAGTAACTGTTGGAACTGGAGAATCTGTAGCAGTGAAGGATCTTGCAAAAGCATTTGGTCAAGGAGACCTTCCTGTTCTTGAGAACACTCCAGGAGAAAGAGAAGATAATGTTGCTGATATTTCTCTTCTTAAGACAACAGGTTGGTTCCCATCAGTGAATATCTTTGACACAATCTGATGCCAACTTACAAACACAAGGAAACTGGTAAACGTTTTCTATATGTTCATATTCCTAGGACTGCTGGAAGATTCCTAGAAGAAAATATTCTTCATAATGGATTTGAGTGTGAGCAGAAAAAAATATGGACGAGTGTTTGTAATATCGAGATTGCACATTTCCATAAAGACTTATATTCAAAGTATCTTGATTGCTACTCAATTCCTCACATAACTGTTGTCAGAGATCCAGTAGATAGATTCTTTTCCGCATCTATCTTTCTTACAAGGATGTATGGTGATGACATTGAACAACTATTAGAGAATGAGAATACTTTTTATTCTATGATAGAAAACTTTCCACTCCCTGAAGCAGTAAACTGGTTCAGACCACAGGTTGACTTCATTGGAGAACTGACTCACATCTGGTGGTATGAAA